CCACCAAGAGATTATTTGTCCGTTAAGAAGTCAAAGAAGGGAACACTCAAGCAGATTGTTCCACAATATCAAACTCTTAAACACAATTATACTTTACTGTGGGATATGGAGTCCAATCGTGGTTATATTAATATTGTTGCTATGATGCAAAAGTATTTTGACCAGGCAATTAGTGGAAACTGGAGTTATAATCCAGAGAACTATCCAGACAATGAAGTTCCTGTATCTGTAATGGCACAAGATCTTCTTACTTGTTGGAAATTTGGATGGAAAACAGCGTATTATCAAAACACTTATGACGGCAAGAAAGATGATGAAGATTTTGAAAAAGTGGAACTTAAAAATTTAATAAATGATATTATGGAGTCCGAAGAGGACGATTGTGAGAGTTGTAAAATTTGACGAAAGTGTAAAAACCTATTATTATAAATAGTAATAGGTTTTAATAATTCTTATGTCGGGTCGCATCTATCTAATAACTAATAAAATTAATAATAAAAAATATGTCGGTAAAACTATAAAATCTTTATCAACAAGATTTTATAACCACTTGTATGCTTCTAAAAATGGTTCAACAACTTACTTCCATAAAGCATTAAGAAAGTATGGTGAGGATAATTTTATTATTGAGGAATTAGATAGATGTGATGTTAATATTCTTGGTGAAAAAGAAATTGAATGGATTTCTTCATTAAAACCAGAATATAACCAAACTCTTGGTGGTGATGGCGGAATTCTTGGATATTCTCATACAGAAGAAACAAAGGAACTTTTATCATCAAAAAGAAAAGGCAAATTTATTGGAGAAGAAAATTCATTCTATAATAAAACACACACAAAAGAACAAAAAGAAAAATGGAGTAAGATGAGAAAAGGACAACCATCTCCTTGTGGATTTGCTGGAAAATCTCACAAAGAAGAAAGCAAAAGTAAAACATCTCAAACACTCAAAAATAATCCAAATGTAAAAAGAACTAAAGTATTTCAGTATGATATTGAAGGAAACTTTTTAAGAGAGTTTCAATCTATTAGTGATGCTTCTAAATTTGTAGGAACAACTCCTTCTAATATCAAATATACTTGTGAGGGAAAATTTAAGCACTGTAAAGGATACAAGTGGAGTTATGGGTGGACAAAACCATAATCTTGGAGTATGATGAAAATCAAATATTTTGCAAGGTTAAATAGAATGTGCGAAGTTTTTGTTAGAGTTAAATTTAATAGAGGAGGAAGATTGTGAGTCTTGTAAAATTTAAGACCAGTGTAGATGACAACAAAACGGTCAGTCAAATGACCGTCTTCAATTCAGAAGAAGTAGATACAAAAAAACAACCCATGTTCTTTGGAAAACCTTTGGGTATTCAAAGATATGATTCATACAAATATCCAATATTTGACAAACTCACAACACAACAACTAGGATACTTTTGGAGACCCGAGGAGGTCTCCCTCCAAAAAGATCGTGCCGATTATCATACACTGCGCCCAGAGCAGAAGCATATCTTTACTTCTAATTTGAAGTATCAGATCATGCTTGATTCTGTCCAGGGGCGTGGTCCTGGTATGGCATTTGCCCCATACTGCTCTCTTCCAGAATTAGAGGCATGTATGAAGGTCTGGGAGTTTATGGAGATGATCCATAGTCGTTCCTATACATACATTATCAAAAACGTATATTCAGATCCCTCTGATGTGTTTGATACGATTCTCAAAGAAGATCGTATTATGGAACGTGCAGTAAGTGTCACGTCGGCATATAATGATTTCATTAACTCTGCCCAACAGTATGGAAATTCTGATGAATGGTTACATGCATTAGAAAACGTTCCTTATGCAAAGGAGGCAAGGTATGAACTCAAGCGTAAACTCTACAGAGCAGTTGCAAACGTTAATATTCTTGAGGGTATTCGCTTTTATGTCAGTTTTGCATGTAGTTTTGCTTTTGGCGAACTCAAACTTATGGAAGGAAGTGCAAAAATCATTTCCCTGATTGCTCGTGATGAGAACCAGCATTTAGTGATTACTCAGAATATTCTGAAGAACTGGATCAATGGAGATGATCCAGAAATGTCTCAGATTGCCAAGGAAGAGCAACCTTGGTTGATTAAGACATTTGATAATGCCGTAAATCAAGAAAAACTTTGGGCAGAGTATCTGTTCAAGAACGGTACTATGATTGGATTGAATGACAAACTGTTACAACAGTATGTTGAATGGATTGCTAACCGTAGAATGAAAGCAATAGGACTCAAACCGATCTATGATATATCTGCAAAGAATAATCCACTTCCTTGGACGGAGCATTGGATCTCTTCTAAAGGTCTTCAAGTGGCACCACAAGAAACCGAAGTCGAATCTTACATTGTCGGAGGAGTCAAGCAAGATGTTACAAAAGATTCATTCTCAGGATTCCAACTTTGAAGAAACTTGGAGAAGAATGGATGCGATTGATCCATTAACTCCAGTTCAAAAATCCATTGATGCTTATAAGGAAGCGGCAGCAATAGATGATTTCTTATTTGGAGATTATGATTATCTAAAAACTTGGAATAGTCAAGAATCAAATGATGTTTATTAATTTTTTGGAGGGTGTGTTTGCACCCTCTTTTTTTATAAATAAAAATATATTAATAAAAGTAATAAGAAATCATGTCTGCGCCTTTAAATAGTAAAACTGCAAGAGAATTGCTTGAAGCATATCAGTCGATTTATATGACTGAGGAAGTAGAAAATATTACTGAAGAACCTTATAAGAGAGGTCCATGGGGTAGAGAATTTAGTGGCATTAATAGATCTACTTCAAATCTTATGACGAGTGGTGGTATTGGTGGAGCAATATCCAGAGGATTTCAATCTGCACAATCTGGAGCAAGAAGAGCATTGGGTTTAGAACCATCAGTTAATGTTAAACCCGGTGAAAAGTACGGTCCTGGAGATGGACCATCTGCAGCATCGAAAGGAACTATTGGAGGTTTGCTCAAAAAAACACCACCAGCAGCAACAACACAACAACCAGTACAACAGAAAACACAACAACCAGTACAACAGAAAACACAACAACCAGTACAACAGAAAACACAACAACCAGTACAACAGAAAACACAACAACCATCAGGTAAACCAGCAACAGCAGGTACATATAGTTCTCAATTTAAAAAGAGTGCTCCTGCTCTTTCAAAGACTCTTACTAAAAAGGAACCAACGATGAAGAGTGATCTTGGTGGGAGACTTGGAAAAGCACTTAGTGGTAAGGTAAGCGATTTCCAGTTTAAGGATTCATATGATATGGTTCTTGATTATCTCCTCTCTGAGGGGCATGTTGCGTCCGTAGAGGAAGCACATTATGTCATGTTGGAAATGGACCAGGAGACCATTCAGGGCATCTGTGAGAGATATGAAGACGTAATGGAGGCAGATAAGAAGGAAAAGAAAGACAAAAAGATTAAGGAACTAATAGACCGTGCGGGTACAGGAAACCCAAGGTATGATGAGAGGCGTGCTGGGTCAAGTCGTGTGAAAGGTTTTAAGTTTACTACTACAGAAGAAGTTGAAGCAGTCGATGAGGGACTGACTGGTGAGCGTTATAAGGCGGCACTGAAGAAAGGGAAAATGTATAGCCGTAAGGTAAGCGAAGATCCAAAAAAACGTGCCACCAGAGGTGGTCGTGGTGGAGAGTCTGATTTTGGTGCAGGTGATAGAGGTGCTGGTAACAAAGCGGCAAGAAGAGCAGGAACTTATCAAGAGGAAGAGTTTGAACTTTGGGTAAATGGACTTATAGAAGAAGGTTATGACCTCTCTGATTACACTTGGGATGAGATGTATGAGTTTTATCTTGAAGAAGGTAGAACAACAAATCTACGTGCTCTCGCAGGAGAATCGGAAAGGCGTAAAGCAGATAGGGAAAGAGGAAGACCAGAAACTCAAGATGAAAAACATAGAAGACTGGCAATGGGTAGATATTCACCTTCTCAATATAAGTGGAAAAAGGTAGATGGTCAGTGGAAAAATATGGGTAGAAAGGATGG